AACTACAGTGCTATTGCACTGATGGTAATAGATGGGAACTGGCCTCGTGACTGAGCCAGAATTTAATACTGAAGGTAGAACTTCTATGTCAGATTTTCCTATGGCTAAATTTGAAAAATTTCTTCGCAATAAAATAGCACAGGAACTAAAAAGACAAGCGACCTACGCAATGATAAGTAACGAGTATAACTTTAACGATACTGCTGTTAGAGCCAAGACTTATTATCACGCTGCTGAGATTGTTAGAGGTGAGTCTAATGACTGAACCACATCCAATACTCAATGACCTTGTACCTAGCGTAGTAACTATTGTTCACCGTCGCTATCGTAAGTATGTAGACCGTAATGATCTAACGCAAGAAGCATACGCTTGGTTGATGACACGTGTGTCCTACTTCAATGAGTTACTTGATGAAGAGGATGACACTAAACGTCTTATCAATCAGAAGCGTATTGCCTACCAGATGAGGCGTGGCATTGAACGCTATGCACGTAAGGAGAAGGCTACTAGGTCTGGATACCAGACCAACGATGAGTCCTTCTATGATGTTATTACTATTGCACAGTTGTTACCATATGTTATCGCAAGCGTGGTCAATGATACTGCTATCGAACAAGCACAGAACCTAGTAAACGATGGCACACCACGTAAGCCTGCTGCCCCCGCTGAAGGTGGCAACCTATTAGCCACACTCATTGACATCAAGAAGTCTTATGAGTTACTGGAAGAAGATGAGCAGAACATCTTGCGCCTTAGATACCACGAGAACTACACGCTACAACAGTTGAGTGAAGCAACTGAGTGTGCTATCTCTACTGCTGATCGTAGATGTGGTAACGCTTTGCGTAAGATACTTAACTTTATGGGGGGAGAGTCGCCGTACCAATGAACTACGATTACAAGTGCGACAAGTGCAACAGTGAACTAACAGTTGAGCGTTCTATTCACGCTGAGGTTAGTGATCCTATGTGTTTTAACTGCCACGAAACTATGAGTCGCGTGTGGTCTTCTCCTTCTGTTACCTTTAAGGGCAAAGGCTTCTATTCCACAGGCGGATAGCAAAGAACCCCACCGCAGGAAGGGTAGCGGTGAGGCTCTTTGTCGCCCGAAAGGAGGATGCGTGTTAAAGTGTATCAGTACCATCCTCTTCTGTCACTATGTTTGAGAGCACGACACGCAGACTTTCCATAGCGGTGTTCAAGGTATCGTAAGCCACGAAGGACTTGTAGTTCAGGCTCTCGACTGCGCTCTCCAAGGAGTTGAGCAATTCCGTAAGCCGTACTTCTGGGGTTGTCTGCGAGGTGGTCAAGCCTGCTCTCACGGGTCCATAAGGTGACAAGGCATTTGACTTCTCGACTGCTGTATCCGAGTGCTGTTGCGTAACTAATGACAAGTGCTTTGTTCTCACGCTTCTCCTCCATCGTTGCCTTCGTCCGTGCTTCTATCACTACTTCCTTTGGTGGCAGGGGCACCTCTTCCTTCTGCTGTGTGGATACGAACACCAACAACGGGGACAGTATTGCCGTCAAGGTCAAGCCACGTTTTGCCTTCTTGTTCATCTGTCTTCTTCTCCATTTCGAGCAACTGCTTATAGGTATCAGGGTAAAGATGAGCAAGACGCACTAGCGCACGATCTCTTGCCCTTCTGTAATTGCGTTGGCGTACTGCTTGATTAGCAGCACCAATCAATCTCTTATTGCTTGCCTCCGTCATTTGTCTTGTCCTCCCATACGATTAGAACGTAGGCTATCAACATCACGATAGCAATTCCGATTACTAGGCTCATTTCACACCTGCCATTACTGCAAAGACAATCTTAGTAATGTCAATGGGTTCAATCATCAACCGAGCATCCTCTTCTCCTGCTTCCCAACAAGATACTAGTAGCCGTGAGTTCAAGGGTGATTGTTTAAGCCACTCGACTGCGCTATGCGGATCTTCCCCGCCCCATACTGCGCTGCCTTCTGCTGTTGCTATCTCGTAGAAGTTCACCAATTTATTCTTTGGGTGGAATCCCACTACATTATCAGTTGTCATTACTCTCCCTCATAACTATCGTCGCAAGCCTTACAGGATTTGGAATCGTCCAAACACCACGTGCATATCATCTCTTTAGTTGTCATCTCTTCCTCCTTCTCTAAAGGTATCCACCATAGACAGGGCATAGACCATACGCATAAGGTTTGCACCTGCCTCCTTGCCTATCTTCTCATCTCCTTCTATGATCTGCTTGACTGCAAGGTCACGGCATAACTCTGCCTTAGCACGCCAGTATTCTACCGTAGGCTCAGACATCAGTAACCTCTTGCTTATCTGTTGGTAGTTCGATCTTAGATAGTGCCTGACCTAACGCTGTGCGCCAGTTGCTGCCTCCACCTGTGGCAAGTTGCTTAGGTTCTGTACCTGCAAAATCCCACAGTTCTACGTCATACTGCTTATTTGCTGGTGCTATTACTACGGTAAATACAAACTGCGCCATCTTATCCTGCTCACTCATCTACTCCTCCTAATTTTTCATAACAAACGTGGCATACAGGTATCTTATCCACGATACCGCCCTCTCTTTCCTGATTACATTCCCTGCATTTCATCTTATGCCCCCTTCGGACAGTCGGTATATGGATTTTCATTACCTTCATTGTCTTCACACATACAGAAGTTAAACCTTTCAACCTGTGTAACGTGTGTTAGTTGCGCCAACTCTGCCCAACTAATCGAGTCTTGGTCAGTTGTCATCTTCTCCTCCTGTGTCTTGTAACTTCTTCTCTAACCAATAAGCAAGGATACCTACTGGGATTGCATATACTAGCAGCCAACCTACTAGGACTATCGCCTCTTCAATCACGCCTTCTCCTCCTTCTTACAGGTGCAAAAGTCTATCTCTGGTCTGCCACATATTTCACACTTAACCCACTCACTCATTGTCATTTCCTCCTTCTTCTTTGCATTTCTCGGCACAGTTGCCACAATAGGGACACTTAGACTTCTCACACGTCGCGCAATACTCAGGCGTTCCCCACGCATCGCACAACTCACAGAAATAAAGGTCAGGCATCGCCATCTTCTCCTTCTACTTCGTGTAGGTAACCACCCATTGAGGAGGTTAGGTTGGTATGGATTACGATATTTCCCGCGCTATCTTCCGTTAGCCGTGAGTTAGGTAAGTTCTCGTTAACCCATTCTTTCAGGTCGTTAATAGTATCTACATCGTTTAGACTCACGCCTTCGCCTCCTTCTTCTCTGCGATCATTAGCCCTGTATGAATTCCCGCGATAATCTTGCGTAGGCTATGCGCTGCCTCGGCTTTAGTGCCTCCAAGGTAATCGCTAAACCCGCGTGGCTCATAGTGTCCTGAGCCGTACTTGCTGCCTCCTGTAAAGAAGACACGATAGGCGCGTCCATAAGTCTTGCTGCCCTCCTGCAACACAAGGTGAGGGCGTTTCATTGACTCATAGGGTGCGTCTGTCATCTCTTCCCCTTCAAACAAGGGTTGCACTAACTTCTCTAGCGTTGCCACTAGGCTGCGAATCTCTTCCATTGTAGTTTGCATTACTTGCTCACCTCTCTGTCGCAAGCAGGGCAAAAGCCTCTTGCCTGTGCGCCCTTGTGATAGCCGAATCTGTGCCCCTCTAAATACATCTTCAAAACAGGGTCTTGAATCGCTACGGGTATCCCTTGATCGTATAGTTCTAGCGCGTTTTCTGTTGTCATCTTCTGCCCTTCCTAGGCGTAAGGCGGGGCGGTGTTGCCCCTTACCTTGTGCCCCCGTCGGATTATGAATCCGTAGCCCGTAGCGCGGGGGCGGTAGTGCTAAATTCCTGTAACTATTCTTTTCTTGTAATCCTCAAGGCGTACTTTAAGAATCGCCACCGCCTTCTCTTTTCCTATTCCTTTCGTCTCTAAATATATTCGACGTGTGCCCCATAATTGGAAGGGATACCACGCCCCGCGGTCTATCTTCTCAATTCCGAAAGGATAGCCCTCCACGAGATGAGTCTCCCATATGCTTGCGGTGTCCTTGACTAGTTTCATTAGTTGCCCCCCTCTAGTGTCTTGATCTCTTTAATATAGTTCTTGCCTGTGTATTTCCACAACTCTTTTAATGTTGCGAACTCTTTAATTTCGCGGGTGTCGTCTTCCTTCACTATGTAGAATTTAAGCATTAGATCACCTCGCAAGCGATTAAAAAGCGGTCACGATCAAAACGAGGGTTATCTTTTGCTAGTTCGTCGGATAACTCACTCGCCACGTGATAAAGCATTACCGCTCCCGCGGTGTCCTTGAACTTTTTTGCGGTGTAGTTCGCGTCCTTAATAATTGCCGCGATCATTACATAGTCCTTGCGTGTCATTACATCCTCCTTGTTTGGTGGCGGGGTAGTTCCCTCCACTCGTGCCCCGCCCCGAATCGAATCGGCACGCCCTAGGCGGGCGGGGCTAATCTTGCTAGGCTTGTTCGTGAAGAACTCGCAACTTATCCGCCAATTTATCCCAATAATCTATGAATCTTTTGTAGGCTTGATCATCTTGAGTCACATCTTTTTTTGTTAGTTGAGCCTCGCGTGCGGCTATTGAATAGAGCACGCTTAGTTCATCTTTTGTTAGTTGTTCCATTTGTTGCTCCTCTTGGGTTAATTCAAACCGTTTGGCTTGATGAGATAAATATATATGGGTGTCTACCCTATGTCAAGCCCAAACAAGGGTTTTTTGGTAACAGTTTGATAACGTTTTGCGGGGGATTGCCTGAGTGAATCCTGAGAATATAAGCGGTTGAATGGTTGAAAGTTCAACTACTTTTGTTACTGGTCGGTAACTTATCGGGTCACCTTGTTACTGGTTGGTAACTTAGTGGGTGGACATATTGGCTCTAGATGTCTAAGGGTTAAGTAAAGGTTTATTATTGGACAGATTAAGATGATTTGTAAAGGTGCCGAAAGTGGAGTTCGCCCCTGCTTTTTTTATAGAAAGTTATCCACAGGTTTATCCACAGGCTGTGGACAGTGGCAAAAGTTATCCACAGGCGCAGGAAAGCCGACCCCCGTATGTTAAGTTTGACGGCGTATACATACATACTCCCTCACAAAAAATATACGCTAAAGTGAGATACCGTAATGTCCTAGTTTGTACACATATTAAAGTGACGTTAGTCACAAATAGAAAATAAAATCTACCGTAGACGGGAAATGGGCTATTTTTCCTGCCTTATATATAGTAGGGAGTAAAACGAACCGCTACTAGTTTTACGACCCAACCTCGCTGCGTTGGCACTACGCGAGTCCCCCTAGGACGAGCACCAACTTACCCCTCGCTGCGCTTTCGGCTTGCTCGGGCGCTAAGCCCGAACTGTGCGGTGCACGGCACCGCTTTTAGTGGGGATGAGTCTATCTCCAGTATAGAGATCTTCCCCTCCAGTATAAAATTTTTTTTCGCGCCTTCGGCGCTTTATTAGAGGAGACCAGATGTCTGAGAAGTCCAGTGACATCGCCAAGCGTCTGATCCTTTCAGGTGTAGCAGAAGGACTTACCATCGAGGCAGCCACGGCTGCATCTGGTAAATCCTATAAGACTTACGAGTACTACCGTAGGACCGATAAGGTCTTCGCGGATAAGATGGACCGAACAAGGCTAGGTTTGAAAGATAAGAACTTTGCCTCATCCGATGTCCACGACATAACATTTGCAGAGTTCCGTCAGAGGTACCTACACTCTCGGACCTTTGCCCACCAGCAGAACCTCATAGATGTAATCGAAGGCAGAGAACCCGCCTGGCTACATCCCAGTATGAAGTATGAAAAGGGACTGGCTAATAACCGTATCCTTTTGAATATCCCGCCAAACCACGCCAAGTCTATGACGGTAACTGTTGACTACGTTACCTGGCAGGTTTGTCAGAACCCTAACTTTCGTGTGCTGATTGTTTCTCAGACTCAGCAACTAGCAGCCGACTTTCTCTACGCCATCAAGCAACGCCTGACTCATCCTAATTATGAAGCACTGCAACAGGCATACGCGGCTGGCGTAGGGTTTAACTCTAAGACCGCCTCTTGGCAGGCAACCCGTGTCACCTTTGGTGATGAACTCAGAGAATCTTCTGAGAAGGATCCAAACATCGAAGCCGTAGGTATCGGTGGTCAGATCTACGGTAAGCGTGCAGATATGATTATCGTAGACGATGCGGTAACTCTAAAGAACGCCAACGAATTTGAGAAGCAGATCCGCTGGTTGACACAGGATGTGCGTTCTCGTCTTAACCCTACTGGTAAGTTAATTATCGTAGGTACCCGCGTTACTGCAGTAGATTTATACAAGGAGTTGCGATCAGAAGACCGCTACCCTGGAGGTCTAGTACCTTGGACATATCTAGCAATGCCAGCGTTACTTACAACAGATGAAGACCCTGACAAGTGGGAAACCCTCTGGCCTGCAAGTGATGCACCATTTGATGGACAGACAGAATCAGATTTGAATGAAGACGGCTTATACCCTAGATGGAATGGTCGTAACCTTTACAATGAACGTCAAGCAATGGATGCATCCACCTGGGCGTTGGTTTACCAACAGCAGGATATATCAGATGATGCGATCTTCGATCCAGTATGTGTGCGAGGTTCTATAGATGGTATGCGTAAGGCAGGTCGTTTGGTTCCTGGTCATCCAGGTCATCCGCGTGATCTCAGTGGCTTTTCAATTATTTGTGGTCTTGATCCCGCTATGGTTGGTGATACAGCCGTCGTTTGCTACGCTATTGATCGGGTTAGTCATAAACGCTATATCGTTGATGCTATTAAAATTACTCGCCCTACGCCTGCTGCAATCCGTCAGATAATCTTTGACTGGACTGCGCTCTATCAACCTACTGAGTGGATTGTGGAAAAGAATGCATTCCAATCATTCCTTACCCAAGACGAAGGTATCCGACAGAACCTGGCCTCTAGAGGAGTGCTACTGCGGGAACACCATACTGGCTCCAACAAATGGGACTCAGGCTTCGGTGTCGCGTCAATGTCAACTTTGTTCGGGACCAAGCAGTTCGACGGTAAGCACCACAGGGACAACCTTATTCACTTACCTTCTGACCAAACTGAGAACATCAAGGCGCTCATAGAGCAATTGATTACTTGGTCACCTAGTACTAAAGGCAAGACCGATATGGTGATGGCTCTTTGGTTCTGTGAGATCCGCGCACGCGAGATGCTTAACCAAGGTATGCATCAGACCCACCACTTAAAGAATCCTTTCCTGTCTCGTTACGAGATGGGCAAACGAACAGTTATCAACATAGATGAACTGCTCGCAGAAAAAGACCGCACGTTCATCTAACAAGGAGATAATCAAATGGCAGCAAAGAAAAAGGCTAAAGTAGAAGTGCGTAAGTCAAGTACAACTTCTAAGAGCGCTAAAGAAGCAGCATACGGCAAAAGCGAATCTATTTACAAGAAAGCGCAAAAACCTGAAAAGGGTTCAGAGACTTACGAATATGGTAACAAAAAAACACGCAATACAAAATTTTATGATTCTGGCGAAGACTACCGCGTAGGCACAGCGGCTAAGACGTTAAAAAGTATTGGTAAAGCAAAAGAAAAAGATCTTACCGATAAACAAGCAAGAATGATGTATGAAGCCGATGACCCTAAACAAAAAGGTAAAGATTTCAGTAAGGTAACAGTTACTAATGTTAACGCAGAAGCATACAAGCGTGTAATGAAGCGTGCTGCTGATTCAGGTCTATCAGCAAAAGACGCAGAGAAGGCTATCAAGGCTGCTATCCGTACAACTTCTGCTAATCTAAAGACTGACCGTGATAAGGTTGCAATGCGCTTTAAGATGCAAGAGTCAAAGAAGAAGAAGGCTGCTCAAGACAAGATTAAGCGTGGCTACTAATGGCAGACTCAAAAGCAAAAAAGGCATTGAAGAATGTTAATAAACCAAAAGCAAGTTCTGCTGGTAAAGAAGCAAAAGCCAATGCTCGCGCATTAAAAGCAGCCAACAAACCAACCAATAAAACTGGTACTGCTGCAGATCGTAAAGACAGAGCAACATTTCAAGGTCAAAAGAATTTAATTAAAAATGCTGACCCTGCACGTGCCAACCGCACTCGCGGTGGAAGTGTTAGATCAATGAAAGAGTACGGTGGATTAGGCCTAACAAATGTAAAATTAACGCCTAAGCAAGCAGAACGACAAAAAGAATTATCAAAAGAATT